CCTGAGTGAACTTACGACACTGGGACAGGGCTTCCAACTTATTGGATACTGAGGCGGACCAAAAGTTTCCATCTACAGGGTCTGTAAACCAACCCATTGCGAACTGACCGTTGGTTGTGGTCCCGACAATGGGTCGGTATATGAACTTGATGGAATGAAAGCGGTACCGAGAATAGTTCTCAGCAACACTATTTAACCAGGTGAAAAACCTGGGGGAAATAGTAGTTGAAGCGGCAATCGCAAATGGAGAGGTGGAAGCGCCTTTGACACTGGCAGACTGAAACAGTTCAGTATTTCGGAGTCTAATTACACCACGACTGCTCATATTTGCGGTAAAGCCACGTGGTACCACGGGTCTTTCAGTCATCCCCTGTCCCGGTTGCCTTAGAACTAAGGCTTGTGAACTTACCTTCTGACGTTTTGCTGGTGCTGGACCTGGATCACTCTTACGTGAATCCTGCTCCATAGCGCGCTTGATTCCACGCATAAGTTGTTTGGTCGTCATGTTAGATAGTACTGTATATCAGATTGAGATGATGTAAATAAAGGCTGTAATAACGTAGTTGTATCGAGTCTTAAGGCCCGAAATTCCTGTTCTAGTAATTCTTGTTCATCAGGTAATATGTCAAACGCCCTCCATAAAGAGTATCGGGCCTCTGTCTCATCAATGGAAAAATCTCGGCTAGATGATGCAAAAGAGCGCCAAGTTCTGTGCCCTGTAAACATATCTGCCAAAACGCGTTCGACAACATCATCGCGCACTGGTAATCGCAAGAACGTCCTGTAAAAAGCATCAAGTACAGGCATGTTCTCATACAATGCCAACCCGCAGATTGCCGTTGCATGCATGACCTCATTGTACGTCGCAAAATCACGAGATGTTATGCTTAATGCGTCCTGTTTTAGAATTTTATGGATATTGCGTACCATCATCCACTTGTCGTTACCGCAGTGGATGGGCTTGGATTGACAGAATTCTACTTGCTCCAATTCAAAGGAAGGGGGTTCAACGGTCATCTCAAACCCGTACTGTAAATGGTGTGTGGGTAAGTCATCCAGTAAATGTAAATGTTGTTTAGAAATGAACACTCCACAATCGTCCCCATCATCAATGAATCTATAGGGCACTCCCAGTGAAGTTAAAAAGGCATGTGACAGACTACACATGATTATAACATTACCTAATGCAGTGTTCATATCACCTGAGCCTCGGCATCCTTCCACTTCATATCGCAAAGCTCCATCACTGAAGTTAGCGTAACCCCTATTACTTATCTGCCAAGATAAGTACTTCATTAAGTCCTTTGCATTGTCATAAATTCGTAAATACCAAGAATGTTCGAACTCCAATGCAGCTCGTGAGATGTGTTGATCAAAGCGCGAAGCGTCAAAACCAACATAGCAACAATCAGGAATTGCGTCCCAATGTTGTTTGATGGTTTCAGCTCGTTGCCACGGATTATCACACTTCAATACCACATGGTGCCCAAACACTCTGTCAATCGCCTTGTAAATCAATTTTTCAATAGGTCGCAAATAACACCCAACTAGAACATTATACTCGTAACTACGTGGTTGGATTAGTCGAGGACATGGGTCATGTTTATTAGTTCCATCATAGAACTCTCCCTTAATGAACGTTTTCCAAAACCCATAATGCTTCTTAATGCCGCCAGACATCAAGTTTGCGACTGCAGTCATGTAGCGCTTCCTTTTCGATCCTGTATAGCTTTGGACAAACTCATCGTAAGTCCATACAGAAGGAGAAGTTATATGCTTCAAGACCTGATTGCGGAAAGAATGCAATGCATTGAAGGAAATGGTGGGTTTGGGGCAAGGGACCAAACCATCCTTGCTCTTAACGTAGTACAATCTCTCAGTAAGGGCCCTCAATCCAACTGAGAGGGTATTATTATAAAAGAAAACATTATTACCTATGCAAGTGCGGACATAACCAACCGCCTCTCGCATCTTTGCTATACCGTGATTGTGCAACAGCTTAATACCGGGGTGAGATGCTCGAACCACAGCCTCACACCCGGTTAACACAACACGGCCCCACTAATGCCCTGTTTCAATGGCTGCGTCTAAAACACTCGCCATGTTTCGGGCTTCAATCTCATATTTATCCTTCACAAATACGAGCTGCACTGCCATATGGATGGCCTTATGTACATGGTGGGGCTTGACTCCATCAGATTCCATTGCTTTTCGACAAGCATGATAAGCACACTTCTCATTTGCGGCACTATATTTAGGAGCACACATCAATGTGCGAACTTGTCTGCTGTACTTATAAGCTAAGGGAATCAAGGCGTCAGGGGAATACTCTTCCCCAAATACTGTAGACAACTCCACAGCATTCAACTGCTCTAATCTCTTCCAAGCTCGTTTAGATACCTTGTTCTTTACCTGAGCTATCTGAGCATCTACCACTCCTTTGGTTACCTCATTGCGATACCAAGTAGTAATAGAAGCACTGATTCCGTTATACAAACCGGACAGAAGTCTGGGTTTGGTGGCTAGCCAACCCACAGCAACACAGGCACCGACAGTTGCGAATATTGTATACTTTCCAACCATCGTATGTATAATATATGTTGCTGCTAAAAGAATAGATGAACCCTGTATACCTTCATGGACTTACGTTTGCGCATCTGGAGCAGTGGTATAATACAGATGAATGGTAGTGACGACCTCCGCCTTTCGAGCGTGGGATTACCAAGGTCAACAGCTAGCAGCGACTGTTGCCCGCCGTCGTGTCGACGATGAAGACAGGTAGGAGTAGTCTCTAAACCACCATTCGCCCTTGGAGTGCATTAAAT